AAAAAATATATAAATAATGTAGCACTTGAAACACTTTCTTATTTATATCAACAAAAAATTAATATAAATATAGCACTTAATCAAGCACTGATGTAGCACTTAAAAATTTAATCGAGCACTTAAAAATTAATTTTTAATTTACCCATTAACTTTCCTTCTAATTTTTAATTTACCATTTGTTTTATAAGTTTCAAAACCAAGAGCTTCTAGTTTATGAGAGAATCTTTTCTTACTTAATGCACCATATCCACTTTCATCACAAAAATTAGTGTAACAAACATAAATCTTGGCAAAAGTATCATTTTTGATGTCATGTAAAATAAAATCTTCTCCATATTCCTCAAGAAATAATTTAATATTATCTGATTCTGTTAAATATTTATCTGTAAGTTGCTTAACAAGTTCACTTTTTGTAAGTTCTCCACCGTTATTAATTATTCTTTTCATTCCATTTATGGCTATATTTAGAAGCCTTGACTTAGCTTCCGGTGTTGATAATTTTTGGTCTATTTTCATATCAATTTTTTCTACGATTGCATTACAAGGAAAACATATAACTCTTCTGGCTATTCCACCAGATTTATCTTTAAAGTTTGGCATTTCATTACAAGTAAATAATAAAGTTGCCACTGACTTCATTTTTATTGGGTTTTCATACAATGCTCTACAAAGTATTTCATTTCCAGCTGCAAGAGTTTTAACTGCTCTTGATTTTTCTATGAGTGAAGCATCAATATCGTCTCCACAGTTTACAAGTTTCCCATTTATTGCAAATAGATTTTCTGATTTATCAAATTCTTCTAAAGCTACTGAGCTATGTAAGTCTCCAACAAAATTAGATATCATATTTAATGTTGTACTTTTACCATTTTTTCCACTATTTGCAACAAAGAAAAATACATGATGTGGAAAGCTAGAAGTCATCAAAATATGTCCTAATATTTCTTCAAATAACATTATTAAACTTTCATCATTGTTACAAAACCACTTTATATAATTATCCACATCATCACATACTACATCTGGATTATAAGCTATATCTAAATTAAATGGTGTAAACACTGTATCCATATGTAGTATATCTACTCCATCTAATATAAATCCATTATTTAATTTTATTGGATAATTATTACTATTTGGCTCAATGTCCGCAAGTTTAGTTAATTGATGCAGTAATTCATTATCCTGAGACTTTTTTAATTTTAATTTCATTTGTTCCAACACCTCTCTTAAAATATTGTTTGTACTTTCATTTCCAACATAATTTTTCTTGCCATTTTTATCTTCTTTAAGAAAATAGAATCTACCATTATAAATTTTTAATTGAAATAATTTTTTAACATACTCTGCTACAGCAAATATATCTAATTTCTTATTACCATTTTTATCTTCATAATAAAGATCTATTTCTTCATCATCTGATTTTTTGAAAGCAGATATTACAGTTGGTTTTAACTCTGTATCTGTTAATGGAGTTTTAAAAACTTTATTATTTATAAAATCAGCTAACTCAATTATATTTTTTTCAGGTACTCCATAGTCTTGTAATATTTTTATATGTTTATATATTGCTTGATTTCTTCCATCACCATCGTCAAGATGGTATAAATTATATTTCACTCCTGCCATAGGGTATAGAGCCATAGGTAATATAGCTAAATTATCAATTGGTATATCGTTTAAAACTGTTCTAAGAACTCCATTGACCTTTACCTTAGCTGATGCCTTTTTCTTTCCATATCCTGTCTTATAATCAACATTTAATCCACAATAAGTCATAATATTTATATTGTTATGTAATTTCAAGTTTGGAGGAATTTTATAATATAAATGGGCTCCTCTTGTTGTCTTTATAGCTCTTGTTGGATATTGATTTAATAATTCTTTCCATACTTCATCTACATGGTCAAAATCAACTACTACAACATCTTCTGGAACTAAAAAGGCAGCATCAGATATTTTAGAGATATCATAAACAAATTCATCAAATGATACTTTGGGTTTGCTTGTTCCTGGTTCTAGTTCTATGTATTTTGCTCGAATAGTTCCCATGATACCACCTTTCTATCTGTGAATTTGTTCTTTTCCACCAATTTTCTATAGTAGTCTAAATCTAAAATACTTTTATCTAGTTTCTCAATTTCTTCATTATGAATATAAACCCTATCCGCAGAATTTGGAATTTTAGTATACTTTTTAGATCCATCTTCTATTTTTATTTTATGTATTGGTCCATATTCTTTTTTCCAAGTTGCAAATATTCTATTTACCTTTTGTAACTCAATAGCTTCACCATTTACAACTGTCTCTACATGATGGAATGTTCCACCCATTTTGGCTACTTGTTGAAAAGGCATTAAGTTATTTTCTTTTATTAAAGATAAAATAAATTTATCAACAGAAATATCATCCATATAGAAAGCTTTTAAAGCCATATCTATGATTGTGAGATTATTTTTTTCAAAGTTTCCACCATCATGATTTTGAAATATTCCTTTTCCTTTCAATTTGTAACCATCTTTGGTTTTTACTTTTAAGATGTAATTATTAACATCCCTTTGAGCTATTTTTACAGCATAATCATAATCCAAAGTTAAACCATAATTTTCTTCCCATTCTTTACATAACTCTATAATTTTGGGTAAATTATCTTCTTCATAAGCAACCAATATTCCATCGGTATTGCTTTGTATTACTCTTGTGTAATTTTTAAGAGATACTATTAAATCTGTTAATAATAACTGCCCATTTATACAAATGTTATTTGATTGAACAGGATCATACAAATCATTGAATTCAGATTTTAAAGCTCCAAATGTTCCATTAAGAAGTATTTTATATATTCCTTGTTTTGGGTCTTTATTTCTTTTATATTCCATTCTTGTATCATATAATTTTTTATATAATTCTGGATGTTCTGAAGCTCTAGACATAAAGTTAAAATTAATAATCATGCTAGGGTAATAACTTCCAACATCGACCATCAACATGTTACCTTCATAATAGAAATTAGACCTTGCTGCATGTAGTCCACCAAAAGCATAAGTATGGTCCACTCCACATAAATTAAATACTAAGTTTTCTTTTTCTAATTCTTTAAAGTTTTCTCCAACTAAAAATCTATTTTGAATATCTGTGTAAAAATCTAAAATTGGTTGAGGTATATTTTCCTTTCTTAGTTTATCTGTGATGGTAAACAATAATCTATCTTTATTCAACCTGGCTTGTGTTGGTAATTTAGATTTATTACATTGTAAAACTTTAGCTGCAAGGTTGGCTCTTGTTTTTTTAGAATCCAACTTAGATAAATTAAATTCTTTGCAAATATCAATCTTAGATTCAAAGTAATCTTTTCTATATTCAAATACTTTCTTTGTAGTCTCTACGTCATGCCTACAATACTTTATTACTTCCATAAATTCATCAGATGTTAAAGGTCTATCTAAATTAAAAGATACTGGAGTTTCAATTATATTCATTCCCATATTGCTTTCAATTTCTTTTAAACTAACTCCTGGTGGAAGCTCTTGTTTAGTATCTAATGTTGGTAACTGATTAGCTATTTTTTTATAAAAGTTAGTATTTTCACCATTGATTATAGATTGTGATAGTTTATATACTTCACTAGGATTCATATTTCTTGATATTATCCCTGCAAGTATCAAATCATCATAATTATTATTATTGAATCCTATCAAGCAATTTATATTGTTCATTGTTTTTTTTAATAATTCTGGATCATTGTGTATTATAATTTCTTCATCTTGAGTAGTGATTATGACAACCAACCAATCACACATAAATACTTCAAAATCATAAAAACCAACTATATCTCTTCTCATTTATCCTCCTCTCATAGAATATGAAGGGAGAGATAACCTCTCCCTTGTGCACTTACTAATCTTGGAAAATAAACTTGAAGTTTTGGAAATCTTTTTTAGTTGTTAATTCTATAACTACATCTTTTCCAATTAATTCATCATTTAATCTTTGTGCTAATGCTATTTCATTTGCAAAGTCCATAGATGTTAATGCTTCCCCTGTTAGATTTAATATAATATTTATAAATTTTTTTAGGTTCATAGCTGCCATTTTTCCACTAAAGTATATATTTGCAAAATACTTCTTATTTTCATTTATTAAATTTACTGTAAATGAAAACCATTGAGTTCCTTTTTCATTTTCCTTATATTCTAGCCCTTCAATAACTCCTTCATAAACTCCATCTGGAACAGAAAAATCTGTTTCCTTATCCCCTGCTTTCCAATCTTGTGCCTCTAATTCTGCCATGATATCTGCTATACTCATTATTTGTTACCTCCATCTTTATTTTATATTATTTGTATTTTCCGTTGTTTTAACTGTATTTTCAGTATTTTTTGTTGCAACTTGTTTAATTGCGGGTTTTATTTCAAAAACCCCTTTTACTGTTTTTAAAATACTCAAAATCTTTTTATCTTTTATATCGTCTTCTTTGTAAGCTTCTCTTTTATTTGTGCATATTCTAATGTAGTTACTTCCAATCTTTTTAGTTTGGATTGAAAAATCACATCTACCCATACAAGCATTTAATGCTTTTTGTCCTAAGCTAGGTGCTTGATACATTGTTTGCCCATTATTTTCTGATTTTTCTATTGAATGTGATATAAATATTACATTCATATTCATTTGAGTTAATTCAATCATTAATTTCTTCCATACCGCATTAAATTTAGCATATCCTTTTCCAAATGGAATATCTGCTAATGATTCAACTTTTGCTGCTTCACATATATGAATAGTTAACATAGTCTCAATATCATCTATCAAATCTATAATCACAGTCTTATATGTGTGCTTTTCAGTTTTTAAAGCTTCAATAACTTCTGCAAATTCTGCAAATGTTTTAATAGCTACTGAGGGAGTATTAACTTTTGTTGCATTTCCATCTGTATTAATTATTAATGGACTTTCAAATTCTCTTGCAAGGTAAGTTTTCCCTGACATTGATTCACCCCATATTAAGAAGCTTTTTGGTGTAATATCTGCAATCTTTGGTTCGTTTACTGGTAATTTAATCATTTTATCCTCCTTATAATCCTAGTGCAGCAAGTGCTGACTTTTTACTATTATCAATATTTTTATTATTTGTTATTTCTTCCTTAATTTCTTCCACTATATTTTTATCTGCTCTAATTGTTATTTTTACATAACCTTTTTTGTTACTAACTTTTGTATATTGTTCTGCTATTTCAGGCATCTCCTCTTTTAATTTCTTAGAATCAATAGTTTTAGTTATTGTAGGATTTACTTTTGTAATCATAAGAGTATCTGTAACTATTGTTTTAACTCCAACGTTATCCATTAATCCATATAATATTTCTCTTTGAGTCTTAGCTTCTTTTTCCATCTCACTAAGTCTATTTAATTCTTTTTCTAAGATTGATAATTTGTTAATAGTATCGTTATACTCCACTAAATTATCACCAAAATAAAACTCTTGTTCTGTCATATTTGGATTTTCTTTCAATCTTTCCACTTGTTCCCAAAACTTATTGGCTTTTTCTAAAATTTTAGATATTAAGCTATTATCTCTTTTTATCTCCATCACAGAAATTCTTTCTGCTTCAAACTCTTGATTGAAAAAATCATCAGTGTGTTGAGTTTCATAATCTAATCCAGTCCAAAAATTATCTGGTCTTTTATATTGAACTAAGTAACCTTTTTCAACATTAAATTGAAACATATACATTTGCATTTGTAATACATAATCATATACATCTTCATATGTTGTCTTGTCTCCAGCATTGGTTTTAATCTCTAATAGTAATCCTGCATCTTTATCCAATCCATCACAGTTAGATCTAAGTCTTAAATCTTCATTGATATTTGTGTTTTCTTTAAATTTAAGCTCATAGATACTATTGATATAATCTCTTATTTGTGGTTCTAATAATTGACCATATCTAGTGTATTCATTTCCTTTAAATGCTGCAGGAATTACTCCAGCTTTTTCTCTTGCAAGAGTAAAGCAATCTTTGAAAGGACTTACATTAAATAATGCAGGTAAATCACTTCCTCCTAAATATTTATTTCTATTTTGTGTTACATTTTCTCCTGGTGTATGGGATACTATTTTTTCTTGTTCCATTCAAATCCTCCTAAATCTTCTAAACTTAATAATTTATCTACAAAGTCTTTTTTATCATTTAACCTTGCATAAACTTTCTCTTCTATGGTATTTAATCCTATATACTTATATACAGTTACTTTATTTTCTTGACCAATTCTATATGCTCTACCTATCGCTTGTTCATAGTCTTGATAGGACCAAGTTGGACTAAAAAATATTACTTCTGAATTATATTGAAGTTCTATACCTGCTCCTCCAGCTTGTATCTGTACAAGAGTTGTTTTATTTTTCAAATTTTTAAAATTTTCAAAATCAGGTATATTACTTACATTTCCACTTACCTCATAATCTACTTTTACTAATTGTTTTATAGCTTCAGCTTCTTTTTTGAAGTTATAGAAAATTAAGATATTACTATCTGTTGATTCTCTAAACTCTTTTAAGTATTCTAGTTTTTCATAAAATCCAGCATACTGTCTAAGTCCAGCTATAAATTTTGGAGAACTATCATATAATTCATCTCCTAAAACTCTATCTTTTTTTATTGTTATGTACTCATTGCCAGCTGCAAAATACTTTTCTTCAAATACTAAATCTGGTAAATCCAAACAATCATTTTTATTAAGGGCTATACTACTAATAGCCTTCCAACATTTATCAATGTATTTTGTGTTCTTCCAAGCTACTATTTCGTAAAATCCCATGTAGTTCATTTTCTTTATAGCATTAGCTTTTTCATAACTGTAACCACTAGCATAAATTCCAAATATAGCCATATAATTTCCTAAGTCTTGGTATCCATTGCTTGCTGCTGTTGCACTTAATAAGCAAAATCCATAAGAAGATTTACAAAGTTTTAAAGCTAGTTTACTTCTTTGAGACTTTTTATAATTTTTAATGTAATGACATTCATCAAAAATCAAATAAGTATTTTTGTCTCCAGTAATGTGTTTTAATCTACCATAACTAATAACTTCATAATTTATACTCGTTCCATAGTATCTGTTAAAGTTATTAATTTCTCTATCCCATCCACCTTCTTTAACTTTCTGAGCTGGTGCTATTATAATTAATCTTTTACCTTGTGCATGCTTCCAGTAATGATGGATTGATAATATTGTCTTTCCCGTTCCTGTTCCTAATGGATAGATATAGTTTTTAAGACTTTTATCTAATAATTCTTTTTGATATTGGTATAGCATCATAGCAATTTAGCCTCCTTTAGTATTTGTAAGAATTCATCAACACTATGAGCTACTCCAACCACACCACCACAAAATTTTATCTTTTGCATTTGAGCTTTTTGTAATTCAGAAACAATACCACCATTACTTCTTTTAACTTCTATAGCTACAAATTTTCCTTTTATACAAGCTATAATGTCAGGTACTCCTGTTTTTTGAAAAGCTCCACCATGTACTTTAAAATACCAATGATTATTTTGTTCTAACCATTTTTTAATTTTATTTTCAACTTGTTTTTCTAACATTTATAAATCTCCTAAAATTTACTTAATAGTTGTATCAATAATTCTGCCAATCTAATTCTTTCACTTACTTTTGTGCTGCTTTTAAAATCTTCTAAAAGAGTTTCCATCATTTCTTCTACTATTTCTATTTTGTCATCAGATTTATTTATAGCTGGTGTTTTAATAACCACCCAACTACCATTAACTTCTTTTATCCAACCATTTTTTCTAAATCTAGCAACACATCTTTTAATAGCTTCATAATCTTCATTTAGATGTTCAGCTATTTCTTTTCTTGTTTTGTTGGGATATTCCCTTAAGCATTCCAATACTTCCCATCTATTTATCATTATTTTTCACCTTATCTTTTTCAATTTCTTCCAGAATAGAAGTCCAAATTTTGCCTTCACAACTATTGAAGTTTCTTAGACTTACAAATTTAGTACCTTTATGAATTTCTACTATTTCATGTCCATAATCTATTAAAACTCTGTACTCTCCAGTAACCTTATTAAGTTGTAGAGTATAGATGTGTTTAAGTATTTCTGCATTACCATCCACATCTTTGCTATCTTTAAAACAAACAGTAACTTCTTTATTATCTATCCAAATTCTGTCTGCTTCTTCTCGCATAACTTCTAGTATTATGTCTATAAATTTTGCTTTTAACATTAATATCACCTTTAATCTTCATCATCTTCAAAGTCATCATCAAATCTTTTCATCCATTTATCAAATTCATCCCATAGCACAAAAGAAATTCCTTTTCCTCTGGCATATCCTGCTTCTAACAAGCATTCAGGGTAGTGCATAACATCTTTCAATTTTTTCATAACAATTGCATCACATTTTGATAATAACTCAATATGATCATTCATTTTTTTGGAAGGTTGAGTGTTTTTGTCATATTGCCAATCTAATGCATGTAATGGCGATATGAATGTTACATCTTTATATTTTTTTAAGTTTTCTTTTATAAAATCTTCAACTATTTTCTTATCTTCTCCCCCAGTATTTGGGTGTGATACATAAACTAACATAAAATTCCTCCTTGATATTTTTTAATATTTGTAGTAAAATCAAGGGTAAGTAAGGGTTTACCTACCCTATTTTGTCTGAACATCTGTTTTAGTTTGGTCGCTTTCAACAGATGTTTTTCTTTTTTCTAAGCCATATCTTTCTCTCAAATAATTTTCATTCACCTTCCCTTGTATAGTTAAGAAACCTTTTTCTTTTAGTTCAGAATTAAGTGTTCTAATGGCTTTATATGCCATTGCTTGACTACAACCTAATAACTCAATTACTCTATTTACATCAGCAAACTCAGTCATATACATCACACCCATTCCATTAAAATATCCAATGGTTTATTTATGCAATACCACATTAACCTAAATAGCAATTTAACCTTAAATTTAACAACATCTTTCATATTTGCTCTTGCAAAATTTTCATCTTTATTGATTTTCATTGTTGCCCTCCATTTTTTGATAGGCTTCCATTACTACCACTACATCTTTTAGTTTTGCAGTAGCAGGAAATGGTATTATTTTTATCAATCTTAAAAATTCATTTCTATGTACTCCCATTTTTATCCTCCTTTTAATCATTCATACCTTTGTATAATCTTTCAAGTTGTTCAAGAGCTTCATTAATTTTAGGGTGCTTACAATTTTCAATTTTAGATTTAATTTCTTCATACCAAGCTTTACTTACATCTTTGTCAGTATAATGGATCATTTTTATTCCTAGCAAATCCATTTGGGGTTTACCTCCCAGTACAACCAAACAAAATATTATTTTTGTGGCCTCATCTTTGAAATATAAATCTTCCATAATTACTCTCCTTTCTTTTTATCTCCCTCGTGCTATAATTTAGTTAAAATTACTGTGAGGTGTTTTATTATGTTAGAAGAAATTGATATTGAAATTCTTAAGTTTATTAATAAATTTGGCAGAGTATCAAAGGATAGTATTTTAAATGCTTTTCCTGAAAGTAAATTTTCTACTTCTTTTAGAATAAGTTATTTAGAAGAACCTGAATATAAAAATTTACAATTTGGATTAAAAATTCCTATTGAGAATACAAGTTACATAAAATCTATATATGAACATGTAAAGGATGAACATGGATGTTCATATGTAAATAAACTTGAAATATATTACTTAACAGACCTAGGTAAAGCATTTATCCAAAATTATATTCGTGAATCAATTAATAAAAGAAAAGAATTTAGGCAAGATTTTTTTAAATCAATTCTTCAAAACATTTTCTGTCCTATAATTGTTTCAGTTATTACTACTCTATTAACTTACTGGATAACTAAAACTTATAATCTTTTTTAATTTATAAATTTTGTTATCAAATAAATTGTTATTAATGAAGTAATACAAGGTATAACTATACTTCTTATTAAAAATTTTTTCATATCTTCTCCTTTTTTTTGTAGAAAATTTTTCTACTAATTAGACAAAAAAATTTCTTTAATCTTTTTTAAGTCTTTTTCCCAACTTAGACCCAGTACTTCTATTAAGATCTTCACTTCGGATAGTTTAAAGTCAAATTTACCATCTATTTTTCTTTGCAAACTTTGGGCTGACTTTAAACCTATTTGCTTAGCTATAAAAGTGTATTTTAACCCACTATTGTCTATACACTCTCTTAATTTCTTATAGTCTATTGGGTTAATCTTTTCATTTTTTTGAGACATAACTTCACCTCCTTTTTTGTAGATTTATTTTCTACAAATCAATAATATCATCTATTTTTTATTTTGTCAACTTTTTTTCTACAAATTTTTCATATTTTTTATATTTTAAGTTGATTTTTTTTCTACTTATTGATATAATTCAATCATAAAGCATAAATAAAAAATTTTTTAAAATAAAAGGAGGTATCTTATGAATACTGCTGATATTATAAAGAAGAGAAGAGAAGAATTGGGTCTATCTCAAGAAGAACTAGCAGCTAAATTAGGATATAAGTCAAGATCATCTATTAATAAAATAGAATTAGGATTATCTGACATTCCTTTTTCAAAAATCCCACTTTTTGCAAAAGCACTAGAATTAGAACCTGAAATATTAATGGGGTGGGGAAAAGAAAAAGTAAATGAAAAATTAGAAGAAGTTTTAAAATCGCATAATAAATACCCAAAGACTGAGTTAAAAGGTGAATTTACAATAACTGAAAATATAAATGATGAATATATAAGAATTTTAAATGTAGAAAATGAAAAAGCAAATGAAATGATTTATAATTTAAAAAGAAATGAATATGATAGTAAAATGATTGATAAAATAAAAATTAGTTTTAGTTTGAACGATATTAATTATACTGATGCTGATGTATATAAATTTATAAAACTATTTAAAGAATATAAAAAATTATCTGATGACAAACAAAAAGAGATAGAGGATATTATTTATGAGGAAGAAAAAAGCGATATATATTCTAATTATATTAAGGCTTATGAATTATTTGGAAAAACTAAAGACAAAAAGATTTCTTCAAAGAAATTTCATAAATCATCAATCTTATTAGATGAAATAACAACTCTTAATTATTTTAATATTTCCAATATACTAAAGGATGATTTTAATTTTTATTCGTATATTGGAGAAATAAAACCAAAATCAAAGAAAGAAATACAAACTTATATTGTTTCTCTTCCTGAATCTGCTGTTTCTAACACTGAAAATTTCTTAAAAGAAAATCTTCCAGGTGCTTTCATAGAAAAAGTTAATCCTAATGAATCGAATATAGATACTACAAATGAATAAAAAATCGGCACATAAAAATAGAGTCAAATGATTTTATTTTAGATATTATGGAAAAAATTTTAGAGATAACAGATAAAATAATAAAAGAATTAAAAAAGAATTAAAATTTTACATTATACTGAGTTAAATAAAAAAGTTGACAAATTAAAAATAATATTTTATACTACTTGTAATAAGATTACTTGGCTATAGGGAGTTTTTCTCCTTGGCTATCAGGAAGCTCATTACATTAGGTAGTGGGCTTCTTTTATTTCAATGGAGGAAATATGAAATATGATAAACCTTTTTTAGACTATGATGAGAGAATAGAGAAACTAAAAGTTGATTATAATTTAAATATAGTTTAGAATAATTCTAAACTAGAAACAGGAGGTAATAGATATGTCAAAAGAACAAACAAAACAAGTATTAAATCAATTAGTGGCTGATTTAAGCCAACAATCAGTAATCGTACACCAAGCTCATTGGTACATGCGCGGTGCAACTTTCATCACAATGCATCCATTAATGGATCAACACATGGAATTGTTAGACGCTCAATTAGATGAAGTATCAGAACGTCTAATCACATTAGGTGGAGCACCTTATTCAACATTACGTGAATTTGCTGAAAACACTAAGATTGCCGATGCTAAAGGAAACTACAGCGACAGCATGGAAGACCGTATCCGTCATTTATTAGTAGGATACCGTTACTTAATCGACCTTTACCAAAAAGGTATTGAAGTAGCTGGCGAAGAAGGCGACGATGTTACACAAGATATCTTCACTGGTGCAAAAGGTGCATTAGAAAAATTAGTTTGGATGCTTACAGCAACAATCAACGAAGCACCAGGTTTATAATTTTTGAAGACTCTAGGGCTGGGCAGTTTGTCCGGCCTTTTTCTTTTGTTCAAATTTTTGAAAATTATCATATATGATAATTAACATATATGATAATTACCAAATATGGTAATTTCATCCATGCAAAGTTCAAAAGTGTAACCTTGTCTAATCATTAAGCCGTTAGAAAGCACTCTGCCCCTTGGAACTCATCCCACCATAACGAAGCTTTTTTAAGATTGACTTTAATACATTCCCAGCACAGTGATATTTTCAGAAGAACCAAGATAAAAGATTGTAGGCGTTATGCAAACATAAATTCACTAAGCAGAGATTACGAAGAATCTTACGGATCCTATAATCGCAGTGGTGGGGAATCGTATCAAATGCGAGGGAGAAAGACAGAAACACCCTAGATACATTATTGTATCTAGGATGTTTCGTTTTCTTTCCCCCACACAGTTGAATAGGTATGAGCAAACTGTTTACAGTGTAGCTCATACCATTCAACCACTGTGACTAAAGGGAGTTAGGAATTTATTCCTTACTCCCTTTTTGAGGCTTTGAAGGTGAGAGACTTTAGGCTCGAACCGGTACCCCACTACAGCGATTATGGAAACATCCGTAATGATTCGTAGTAATCAAAACTTTTTAACAGGAAACTAATTTTATATTTTGCAGAAAAAATGTAACGGTCTACGGTCTTTTATATGATTTTATAAGAAAATATCACAATACTAGTTGCTGGGTATGCTATAATAAAGCCAATCTTATGAAAGGTGGAAGCTTTATGGAACAAAAGAAATACAGCGGGAAAGAGTTCACGATGAACGTCCTTAACGCACTTGCATTAGGCGTGGTCGTTACACTTATCCCTGGAGCATTACTGGGTGAATTAGTGAAGGCGTTGTTACCAGTATTCCCACAAGGCCAATTGATAATCCAAGCAACACAAGTGGCCAATACATTAATGGGAGCAATTATCGGATTGATGGTCGGTCAATTCTTCAAATTCACTCCAATTCAAACAGGAGCGTTGGCACTAGCAGTCTTATTTGCAGGTGGAGTTGCGAATTTCAATCCTGACGTAAAAGGAATTGTGTTTAGTGGTACAGGAGACATCATTACGATGGGGCTTACTGCAGCGTTAGGAGCAGCAGTCATTTTATGGATTGGCAATAAAGCAAAAGCATACTCTATTATCGTGATTCCAACGGTGTTATTAGTCGTTGTTGGTGGAATAGGTCGTCTTGCGTTACCAACCATCAAAACTTTAACAACCTTACTAGGACAAGGAATCGGAAATCTATTATCATTACAACCCGTTATTATGTGTTTATTATTAGCCGTTATTTTCTGTATGTTAATCGTTTCTCCGTTTACAACAGTAGGGATTGCCGTGGCGATTAGCCTTAGCGGTGTTGGTTCAGGGGCAGCAAACCTTGGAATCTGTGCGGCTGGTTTCGGTCTTGCGATTGCGGGATGGAAAGTGAATCCAAAAGGAACTGCGATTGCGCATTTCATCGGTTCACCAAAAATGTCGATGGCGAATGTGTTGGCAAAACCAAAAATCTTATTACCAATGATGTGTACATCTGCTGTACTTGGTGTGTTAGCCGCTTTATTGAACATCCAAGGAACCCCTCAAAGTGCAGGTTTTGGGTTCAGCGGATTAGTAGGACCCATCAATGCGTTGAACCTAGCTGAGGGCGGATGGAGTGTGATGAATATCGTTATTGTGACACTTATTTTCGTCGTTGCGCCAATCGCGTTAAACATCGTATTCGTTCATTTATTCGAAAAAGTGTTAAAATGGATTCAACCAGAAGATTACAAATTAACCGTTTAAGAGAAAAGGGGAGTTAAAATGAAAATCGCAATTGCGGGTGCAGGAGCAATGGGATGCCGTTTCGGCTACATGTTAACAAAAACAGGGCAAGAGGTGACGTTGATCGACGAATGGCCAGCGCATATCGAAGCCATCCAAAAAAATGGATTGAAAGTCGTTGATGGAGAAAACACAGATAGGATTGATATCAAAATTATTCGCCCAGAAGAAGCAACAGAAGAAGTAGATGTGGTCATCGCATTTACAAAATCAATGAAATTAGGCGAAATGCTTGAAAAGATTAAAGCGATTATCCACGAAGATACAAAAGTGCTTTGTCTTTTAAATGGTCTAGGACACGAAGACACAATGGCAAAATACGTTCCTCGTAAAAACATTATTATGGGGGTAACTATTTGGACTGCGGGTCTAATCGAACCAGGGGTAGCGCGACTAGGCGGAACTGGTACAGTGGAAATGCAAGCGGCAGACCCAAGTGGTGTAGTGATTGCTAAAGAATTAGTAGAAGTGATGGACAAAGCGGGCTTGAACGCAAGCTACAGCGAAGACGTTCATTTTTCAACATGGCGTAAAGCGTGCGTAAACGGTACGATGAACGCAACATGTGCCATCTTAGATGCTAACATCGGCGAAGTATTCGATACTTCAACAGCAGAAGCGATTGTAACGCAAATTATTGCTGAATTTGTCGCTGTTGCGGAAAAAGAAGGCGTGCATTTGGATCCAGCTGCGATGAAAGATTATGTGTATACAGCGTCTAATAAAGTTCGCGGACACTATCCTTCAATGCACCAAGATTTAATTCAAAACCACCGCTTTACTGAAGTGGACTTCTTGAACGGCTTTGTGGCTAGAAAAGGGAAGGAATATGGTATTCCAACACCTTACTGTCAATTGATTACAGAGCTTATCCACGCGAAAGAAGATATTTTGAAAGTTAAATAATACAGCAATATAAAAGAACAATTTAAAGAATCAGTTGGTTGTTGAAAGAGTCATAGTGGGGCAGCGGCTCGAGCCTGTAGTCTCTCGCCTTCGGAGCCTCAAAGTAGAAGCAAAAACTTGCAGTTTTAGCTCCTACTAATTCGCATCCGATGCGATTTCCCACTATTCTTTCAATAAACTGATTCTTTTTCGTTGT